CCCTTAAGATTATGCCAGTCGTCCGTTCCCGATAATGCTGGCATCCACCGGATCGTCAATCCCTGCGCTTCGGTTAAAGGATAGAAGGCCGATTGTTTGCGATGAAAATGCCCGGTGAATACTTCCCTATAGCTTGCAAAAGCATACTGCACAGGAGCCTCTGTAGCCATAATCGCAGGCAGCATTGATACATTTTCTTCATTACCGTGTGTGAATCCCCACATATTTGCTTCCCAACTATAGTATTTCCTGGGGGATGCATTGTTGTTAACCGTCACTCGTTTGTTGTTGTGGAATTGGGCTTCTAGCACCTTGCCCAGCCATTGATTCGAGTAGCGATCATGATTGCCATGAACCATGATTACATCAGTACTTGCAACAGAAGCAAAACGCTCGACTGCTTCAATGGCGTACTGACATCGTAGATCAATACCTCTCGCCCAATGAACCGTGTTCTCTTGCGGTGTGCCAGCCGTTGTATTGCCATGCACGTTATCTGTGTTTCCAAAGTCGTTCCCGATGACAAACATAATTCGACTAATGTTCAGGCCAAGCCCCAGTGCCGTTTCAATCATTTCGTCTACGATCTGTGTGTATGTTTTGCCCCCGTTAAACACAGCCTTGTCGATATGAGCGTCATACAAAATCGGAACAAGTAGATGTCCATCAGTTTGTTTTAGTGGAGTAAATTCACGATAAACCGGAGCGTGGGCCTTGATTTGTTCGAGAATAAGTTCTAGGTTGTCTTCGTTTACCTCTTCGCGTACCCATTCTGCGCCGTACCAAGTTTTATCATTTGTTGCCGTTGTTTTTATTCTTTTGGGTTGGTACTCTTGGCTAATACCAAATCTTTCGCGCAACAACTCAATGACATCTGAGTTTGCAGAATCTAGTGCAACAACTCGTTCGTCTAGTAATTCTAGTTTTGAATTCTCTTTCTCTTCTCGGATTCTATCAACAGTTCTCTCAAATCTTTTTCGACAGGCATTTCCGCTTAACTCGACATCAAATCGATCATTAATAATATCAGAAATTGTTTCCCATGTTGTCTGTTCGTCTGGATTGTTTCTCAGGTCATAGATAAACAGATTAATAGCTTCATTCTGTTCGTTACTTAATATGGTCATGTATTACCCCGTTTTTTGTATTTGTTGTATAGTTGACTAATACGTTGGTTAATCTGCATAGTATCTCCTGATTGATTTTTTTAACTGATTTCATCCTCACAACCCATCGCACCTTCGTCGAGGGCGACTTGTAACGTTTTCCATGTTGCCTCCGTAAGCGAGGCACGATCAATCCACGCGGCTTTAGCCACCGCCCGTAGTAGCTCCTCGCGCCGCTTAAACTCGGAAAGCCGGGCTTCGAGATCAGCCCGTTCTTGTCGCCATTGCTCCACTTCTTGCGGGGTTGGCGCTGTGCGAAAGTCAGCGTTTAGAACATCATCCATTGTTCGATTGTCGCTTGTCGTTTTCATTCCGTCATCATCCCGGCCGCTAGTTCTGTGTACTGTGCCGCTTGGACAAGTATCTCATCTGCCATTCTGCACATTGATGCGTGAAAATTCTTAGGGTCAAAGTGGTTGTCAAAATACCCCTCTTCCCAATTTGCATCATTCCACTTCGGTATAAAATTTAGGTCGATTCGTGTACCGTTACAAGCCCATTCAATAACCAGCGCCAGCAGCGCCATGTTGGCGGGGTCGTAGAGGTTCGGGTATTGCCCAGCCCAACCGATGACATCACCATCAAGGCTTTGCCAGGGAAATATATCATTATCAGATTCGTCTAGAACATGCGCCGGGAATCCTTTGGGCGTATCCTCTAGTTTCCACCCGCACAGCCGCGCCAGCATGACGCTCTTTTCCTGGTCGCTTATCTCGCTACCTCTTAATGCTTTACTGCTCATTCCATTATTCCCCTTTGTCATGTTTCGTGTAAAAACTTTTGTTATTTTAACATAACATGTCAACATAACAAAATGGTATGAATGTACTATGGATTGCAATTGACAATTTCAAATGGAGTATAGAACCCTGTAGCGGATTTTGTTTCCTGTTCTGTGGATAAAGCATATATATACTCACCAGGGAGTAACCCGCTTGTGTCAACAAAAATTGGGTAGTTGAAATAAGTGGTGTTATCCACCAATCCAGACACGGCAATATCAGGTGGAGGGAATATTTTAGCGAAGTTCAGTGTGTCTGCATGATAAATCGTTTCGGCATAAGTGCTAATTGCCCATCCGCCACGATTTATTCCTTTTACATTAATAATAAGTGGTTCATCAATACAAACAATATCGCTAACCGGTGACATCTGATCGTCTAATGTATTGACAAAAACAAACGATGGGTCTTTGGATAAAACACGAATGGTTATCAGCAAGTTAGCTACGCCAGCTAACAGCAACAATATCAGTACAGATAGCAGTTTCCAGTTTCCCTTCCAAAAATTAATCATGGGGTTGACAACAAAAAATTAATTATCACTTGCAACAACGTAATAATGGTTAATACACCACCAGCAATGGTGATAAGACGTTTTAATTTATCAAACGATTCTGTACTTGATTTACTTAATGCATCTGCAACAATCGCTCTCTCTCTTGATTCCCGATCTGCTCGTTCTAGCAATGCCTCTATTGCCTCTTGGTTGCTGCTGGCTGTCTTTTGCATGTCAAGCATGAGAGTAATCAGCCCTTTTTGGAAATTCCCAGCCAAGCCGGACGTTCCAAATATGACTCCCCGTATCTCTGCCTGTTCTCTGGAGAGAGTGCCAAAATCGAGTGATAATTGCTTCAAAACTAGCTCCGATGACATTTGCGATTCTGAAAGTTTATTGACTGCACTCTCCAGCTTCCTTAGTTGCTCATCAGATTTCATTTCGTCATTGTTTTTATTAGTTGTCATAATCAAAAAAAACAACCCCTGCAATAGCAAAGCAACAAGCGAGCTACTACAGGGGTTGTTAGCTACTATGATTAGATTTTTAAACCTACGCTACATTGTTCCCGTAAGCTGTGCCAGGAATACCGTTTCTTAGAACAAATTTTGCAAGACCATTGTTTGCATCATTGATAGTTCGATAATCTCCCGATAGAGAGAAAATACCATCGTCGTCGCTACTATCAATCGACTCAAGATACGTCTGAGTCAACGATGCGATTAGTTGCTGGTTCTGACTAGAAGTCAGTTTCCAGGGCGATGTCCAAGTGTTCACCATTGTCATTGAACTTGCCCCAGCCCAATCGTTGTATTCTTCTTCGGAATCAACCAGCATATCAAAACTACCAGTAACTTCTTGACCCAGATAAACTCGCCCCTGCGGATTCTGAGTACCGGCAGCAGTCATGTAATTACGGTTTCCGGCATTGATAGCCATCGTGAAATTGGTGGCTTTGTACCAATTTACACCATTTTTAGTTATTTTTTGCGTCCAGGCAGGCCATACCTTCATCGCAGACGTTGCGGCAAGGGAACCAGCATTGCATGTCGCAGTCGGGTCGCCAACAAGGTTCACTTCACCCATGAACAATCCGTCTTCTTGCGATGCCGGATTGGTGAAAGTTAATTCGGTGACAACCATGCCCAAGTGCATTTTAGATTTAGATGCAGCACCAGCAGTCGGGTCGCCATATCGCTCGATACTAAAAGATGGGTTAGACGTGTTGTTGAAGGTGAATACATGCTCCCAGTATTGAATACCAGTCACGTCAACTGTTCCACCGCCATGAGAGCCGCTAATGCTGATTGAACTTGCACCGATTGCACTAAACGATTGACGAGAGTAGAACGATCCTGCACTTGCAAATGAAATTACTTCACTGGCTGGATTACCATGAGAGTCGATGCCGCTGATACTGATCGTTCCACCGGCAGACGCGCCCTTAATGTCGAATCTCAAAATCGCCCCACCATCAGACGGCTGATTGGTCAGAACCAAAAGTTTTTCTGTCCCACCAACAACCGGCTCTGCGGCAAGTAGACTAAAATTAGTTCCATCTACGCGATTCGTGGACAGACCGCCAAGTGCGCCGTACAGCATTGCGCCCAAAAAGTCTTCGGTTATCGGGAATCCAAACCCACCTTCTGACCATGTACGACCAACCACAGGTGCGCGATTGTTCAATGCGCGTAACCCCGCCTGACCAGCAGGAAAGATAATTGCCTTTTCATCCTGCAAAGACGGAAACCCATCTGTGGTGATGTCAAACCACCTACCACCTTGCCACCAGCCGGGATTCGTACTGGCATTTGGTGCAACGCTCAAGGTGTCTTCAATTGCTACTTTTAATCCCGTCTTAAACGATGCTACAGGATTTGGCATTTTCTCGCCTCCAAAATTGTCTATTTGTCAATAGTACTATTGTACCATAGCGGTTTACATAAATCAATTAGGCAATTAAGCAGTTTCTTTGAATTGCCACTGACAAATGATTCCCACATACGGGGTTGAATTATAAGTTAATAAATTTCCACCAGCGCCATATCTAAGGCTAACTAATGGTGCTTTTTGTAAACCAAGTGACAGTAAATCCTCATACACCGCTTGTTCCTGAAACTTGGCACGAATTTTTTGCATAAACGGGATTGCGTCATTTTCGATATAACGCAACGTCCCACCTTTGTCCATTCTGCTAATTACAAATAAAAGTCCAGTTATATTAAATGTATTCGTCCACACGTTGAAATGTGCTTTTGATTCGTGTGTGCTTTCTGCTGGAAAAAACACAAATGCTGGCAGATTGGCTGGGGTCAATCCATCTGGATTTTGAGCGAACCCGTATGCCATTCTAACGCCATCTATCGTTCTCGCATGTGTGGCTAATTTGTTTATGATTTGTTCTTCTGTTACTCTATTAGCCATTAGAATGCCGTTTTAATTCGCCCTCGTTGGAATCGTTTCAGCTTATCTTGCACATCCAAAGGCCACGTAAAAGGCATTTCGATTGTGCCAAACTGAGGTGTTACCAATTTGGAATAAATGGGATTTTGCGCTTGTTCATACTGCCATTGCGCTAGTCTTACTGTAGCAAACTTAATCTCTGGTTCGACACCCCAAACATACACAGGTGTATCAGATGCATGGTCATGTGCTACTGTGCCGTTTATGCCACGAATCAATTCAACCAGCGATCCGCCATCGAAAGACTTTGTGTAAACAAATTCTTCTGATGCACCAGAACCGATTTTCCATAATTGATTAGATTCATACCGAGGCGATAACCCAATTTCGTTTTCACCAGAACTAGCCGAAACACTTGCGGTGGTAATGGCACTTGCTAAACTTGCTGTTAAAGTTCCGTTACTGTATATCCAGGCATAATCATAGTCTTCATGATAGCCAAGTAGCAAATCTGCATGAATTGCTTGTTGAGTTGTGCCTTGATAATTAAACAATGAGCCAGAATTAGAATTGACTCTTGCTCTATCATATGGCGAACGATTGTAATCATCACCACAGGATAAAAACAAAACACCAAGCCCAAAACCAGATGCTCCATTTAAGTCTGACAACCCTTTTAATTCCAGAACATCGCGGTCAAAACGAACTTCGTCAGACTTAGCGTAATCAAACTTAAAAGTCTTCCGCTCTGGATAGAATTTTCTGCGTGTGTATGAATCAATTGCTCTTGATGCTCTGCGGGTAAAATCGAGAATGCGGTCATCGTCCTGCGTGTTTTGTGATGCAAGTGATAAATAGCTTCTCATTTCCCGTAAGGTGGCGTATTCATTCATATTATGTAAACCAGATGCACCATTTCTGACACATCTGGTCAATTATTACTAGGGCGTAAACAAACTTGCGGCTTTCCACACAGTCCCGGTTGATGCGCTATTCGTTGTATTAATGTAGATATTAGCAAAACTGCCGCCACTACGAAAATACACCGCACCAGATACAGCAGCAAACGCAGGTAATGCAGACCCGCTTGTGATTGGACTGTTACCCATGTTCAGTGTAGCGCCTTCACTAACGCGCATCACCGACCCGCCCTGTTCAGTATAGATCAAACTGTTATACATGATTTCTCCATATTTAGGGCAGGGTATTTGTTATGAATACCCTGCCCCCAAGAACTAAAGGACGTTGCTGAGAACCGTTGTGGTTGACGCTTGGTTGATCGGAGTCTGACGCGGTTGCTGTACAGCCATGAACAATACAGGAGTGATGCTACCAGCGTTGTTGTTGTCATAAGACAGCTTGTACCAAGTTGGACTACCGTTCAGAGCAAAGTTACGAACAACCAGCTTGCTTGCTTGCGATTGAATGCTTGCCCCAATAGCAGCAAATGTGCCGTTGCTAGTGCCAGAGCGCATAACGTTAACCGTGAGGTTCGCGCTGTTCGCTGCAACACCTACCGTAACCGGACCCGAAAAACCGGTCAAGTCGAAGGCGTTTGTCGACCCCGCAGCCGCTACAGCTACAGGAGACAAAGCCAGAATATATTTTACTTCACTACCGGAAAGACCTCTACCTAATGGCATTTTATTTTCTCCTTATACCTTATGCGCTAACTTTCAAAGCCCGGAACATCCAAGGCATGATTACCTGTCCACCCAACCGGCGACGGGCAAAAATAGCAACTTTATTCTTACCAACGGTATCCGTGTCTTCCACTCGCTGAACGGTCATACCGACTCTATCAGCGATTAGATAACCACGCATGTCACCAAAGATGAACGGATAAGCATTCGCAGCCACGGTGGGGAGTGCTTGAGACATCATATAGTCGTAACCCAGCACAATCGGAGGTGCGCCACGCTCGATGCCCCGCGCCCACAGATAGTCACCATTGCCGTCTTTCAGTTTACGAATGTCGCGGAAACCAGTTTTGTTACCAGCCCAAACCGCATTTGTCAGGTATTGAGGATCAAGGTCGTAAACCAAGTTAATCAAACCATCGGCAGTCAGAGCGGCGGCGGAACCGGAAATCACGGTTGGGATACCATCAGCAGGGGTGTATTCAGCGCCAGAGCGATTGCCCAGAAGACCGAACGGACGGCCAGCGCCATTACCAACAAGGAATTGTTCATCCTCGTCAATCGCCATCGCTTCGGCAAACAGTTCGCCAACCAGGTCGCTAACGGACACACCTGCGTCTTCCAACAGATTGCGGGAAACGTCAGTACGAGCCATTACGGTGTGAACGGGGACTTTTACAGTACCAAGCGTGAAGTTGGTTTGAGCAACAGCAGCGGAATCAGGAACTTCATCCACCCAAGTTACACGTACGCCGGAGGTATACCGCTCATCCCCACCTTCCAGGCGAGGCCATTCAATCGCGTCACGAACAGTCGTTACGATACGAGCGCGACCACGCATAATGGTCATGCCCATCATTCGCTTCAAAACCTCAGCGCGCCAATCTTCGGGAACCAAAGCGCCACCGAGTTCCAGAGCAGCTTCCTGCTGGACCGTTTTGTTACTTTTGATTTCCTGAACGGTGAACCCGGCTTTAACCTCAGCTTCAACAACTTCTGGAGTATAAATCAGTTCATTCAGCAAGTCAGCATCTTTGGCAGTCAAACGAGAATTGCCGTAACGCAGATATTTGCTAAAAGCAGCTTTTTGTGCCTGACGATTGACATTGTAATCCTTGCCAAAAACATCTTTGGTTACAACGTCAACGGCCTTGCCTGCTTCGCCGAACTGCATAACATACACAGCTTTGGAAACAGACATTTCCTCTTCTGGCTCTGGTGCGTCAGCGTCATCAAACGGCAGACGATTGGTCTTGGTAGCAGTTTCAGCCTTTTCCGGTTCTTTATCCTTCAAGGCATCCATCTTGTCCAAACGATCAATCTGAGCCTGTACATTTTCCGCTTTAGCAATATAACCATCTGCTTCGGCAGATTTTGTATTTGCCGTTGTCATATCATCAGAAGCCATAGCTTTCGAGGATTCTTCAACAGCGAGTTCGGCTGCGGCACGATACCGAGCCTTCTGTTCTAAAAGAGTTTTACGATCCATTATTTTTCTCCTAATTTAGATAATCGCAACTTCATCTCAATAATTCGGTTACGTGCCGCCACTTGTGCTTGAATCTCAGCATCTTTGTTAACCTTCGCGGTTTCTTGTCCTGCTGTTTCATCAAGGCTTGCTTCTTCACTCTCCGAAATAAATGACTTAATAATATTTTCGTCAATGCCTGCCTCAACATACATCGACTTCACTTCACTTACGGGCATATCCAGCATTCGATACTCCGCCGGAATGTGCGTACCACTGATTTCAGCAATGGTCCACCGCTTGATTTCGCCCGTTTTCTTGTCTCGCTCTTTAGAACCTGGATAAGCACCAGAAGATGAGAACAGCTTGCCTTTTTCTACCAGCGGCTTGACGTATTGTTTATAAAGTTCATGTTCGCGGATACGTGCTTCGTACCACAAACCAACGTCATCAGCTTCCATCTTGTCGATTACCCCGACAACGGTAGACTTTATTTTCGAATCTGCTGCATGATGAAATAACCACGGGAGTGCGCCCAAAGCATCAAATGCAGATGTAATATCCTTAGTTTCAGCCGTAAAGAATTCATCATGAAGGTCTTTCTTATCCTTGTCTCCCCAAATGATTCCATATGCACCGATACGATCTTCGCTAATGGATTTAATTGAAAACAGGTTGTCGAAGTTCTTCTCAACCCATTCGGACTTCATGCGAACTTCGACCCATTTGTTATTGGGAGCAAACTTAATTTTGCCATCTGAACGAGAGTACGAAACTTTCCAGTGTTTTTTATTGTTACGAACAATTACGTATGATGGATAGACAGAACTCACATAGCCAGTTCCATAAGTGTATTCATAATTGTCGCCACGCCACGCTTCGGCTACCTCTTCAATCATCTGTTCATAACTTTTTTCGCCATCTGATTCAAGAATGGTTTCTTCCATCTCTTCGTAATCATCGTCCATTTTAATCATATTAGACATATCAATTGATTTCCTCCCCCAATTGCGTAACGAAATCTGTTTCTTCGAATAAGGACAATCTTCGGATACATTATCGCTATCCTCAACACCGCTCATCCGACCAATGAACGAGATAACACGATTTGCTTGTTTAATATCGTTTGCATCCCATTCATCTTTTTTCTTTTTTAACAAATTCAATACGCGCTTAATTGGGGCACGAGTTAATGAGGCTTCGCGGGAACAAGGCGATTCTGCCCATTTTTCTAATTCTGACGCAGACATGTTTACCAAAGACGAAAACTTTTTATATACCTCGTCAACACCATCTGCGGCTTTTGTCGACTTCTCTTCTTCTAAAATTTCGGAAAAGATATACTCATCCAATTCAACGCCAAGCGATTTTGATTCTTCTGCTGCATACAATGCACGAGATTGCTCTTTCGCCTTTGATTCATTATCGTGACAAGCAATCTGTTTCCCCGCCGACCCATCTGCGTTTTCTTTGTAAACACACCATTGATCGTCTGTTTTCTGAACTTTGTACGGCATAATTCTCCGAAAAACAAAAAAGCGCATATCCGAATTAACAGATATGCGCTCAAGGTCGCTAAATAAAAATACCGCAATCCACACTAGGACTACGGTACTATTCTAATGCATTCGTATTCTTATGTCAATAGCTCAGAACAGAACTGGTAATACAAACATGCCGTA